AACAGCCACCGCCGGAGTCACGCTGATCGACGGTGCAACAAGCATCGTAGTGCAGACCGCCGCCTCTGCGCAGGTCGGACCCCGCAGCGTGGAAATTGGCGCGCGAGCCAAAACAGGCCCGTGGAAGGTCACCACGGGCGCTGGGGCCACCGTAATCGCCATCGGCCAGTTCAGCGCTTAACCCTCCGCGCCGTGCAGCTAGATGACATTCTAGAACGCCTCGCAGGGCTGCCTGAAAAGAAACAGCAAGAAGTTATTGCTGAAGCTTACGAGGCGACCAAGCATCTACCCTTCATCCCCAGCCCCGGCCCGCAAAGTGACGCTTACTTCTCGGAAGCCGACGTGCTGCTATACGGAGGATCACCCGGCGGCGGAAAAACGGCGCTTGAAGTTGGCCTTGCTCTAAATTGTCACAAGCGCACGCTGATTGTGCGCCGCAACTTCGTTGACCTTGCAGGTGTACTGCACACGCTGGACAATATCCTTGGCAAAGAAAACAGCGCAGTCGGCGGCATGCGCCCTCTATATCGCAAACCCGAGGGCGGCGTGATTGACTTCATGGGCCTTGGCGAAAGCATCGACGGCAAGCAAGGCAACCCGCATGATTTGATTTGTGTCGGGCGGGGAACTCCCGTGCTGATGGCGGACGGCTCTTACAAGCCCGTGGAAGAGGTGCAGGTCGGTGATGAGGTAGAAACGCTGGAAGGCGCGAGGAAAGTGCTAAATGCCTTCCCCACGCCCCCAAAAGACGCTGTGCGCGTCACGTTGCCCTCGGGGGTGTCACAGGTGCAGTCCGCGACTCACAAGCTGCTGACGCCCTCTGGCTGGTGTGCCGTCGCACCTCGCCCTTACGCGCCCACGCTTACACTGGCGGACAATCGCAACGGACTCTTTACCCGTAAGTGGTGGTATGCACACCCTTACACACAGGCGCCACGCTCAAGCACGGCGGTGCACTTTGAAAGTGACTTCGCTGTTGAGCCTGTTGGCCCTTTGGAACTCTTCGACTTGGAGATTGAAGAGGTAAATCATTTCATCACAGTGGGCGGCTTCATCAACAAAAATTGTGTCGATGAGGCCGCGCAGATTCCAGAGAGCCAAGTGCGTATGCTGATCGGCTGGTTGCGCACGGAAGTCGCGGGGCAGCGTTGCCGCGTGGTACTTGGCAGCAACCCGCCGCTGAATTCAACCGGCGACTGGCTCATCGACTACTTTGCGCCTTGGCTCAACCCACAGCACCCCAACCCCGCGCAGGAAGGGGAGCTGCGCTACTTCCTGCCGAGCCACGACGGACAGGGTGACAGGGAGTGCGGTAAGGACGAATTCATCGAACTCCATGGCGTGAAAGTCGCGCCGCAAAGTCGCACCTTCATTTCATCAAAGTTCACGGATAACCCGTACTACGACGCGGAGCAGTATGCGAAGAGCCTCGCCGGTCTGCCCGACGCCGCGCGCGAGGTGCTTATCTCGGGCAACTTCTTGCTCACAAGGTCGGATGACATCTGGCAAGCCATCCCTACCCCGTGGATACGCGAAGCGCAAGCGAGGTGGAGCTCTACCCCACCGGTGGGAGTACCCATGTGCTGCATCGGCGTGGACATTGCGCAGGGGGGCAACGACCAGACGGTGCTGGCCATTCGGCACGACGGCTGGTACGCACCGCTTGTTGCAGTCCCCGGCAAGGAAACGCCAGATGGCAAAATAGCTGCGGGGCTTGTGGTGGCGAAGCGCCGCAACAACGCGAAAGTGATCGTTGACGTTGGCGGCGGCTGGGGCGCGGATGCTTACGCCCACCTGAAGGAAAACGGGGTTGACGTGAAGAGCTATATGGGCGTCAAGTCATCCAAGCACCGCACGGTGGACAAGCAACTGAAGTTTTTCAATGTGCGCGCCGAAGCGTACTGGCGTTTTCGGGAAGCGCTTGACCCCTCGCAGGAGGGCGGATCGCAGATTATGCTCCCCCCAGATGCCGAGCTGGTGGCGGACTTGTGCGCTCCCACCTACGAAGTTGGCACCAACGGAATAAAAATTGAATCAAAAGAAAAAGTTTGTGATAGGATAGGCAGGTCAACGGACAAAGGTGACGCTGTCGTGATGGCTTGGTGGGATGGACTGAAGCAGATGAACGTCCCCGGTGGCTGGAAAGCGCGACGCGCCGCACCGAAGGTTTTAATGGGCCGAGCGCCCGCGAGGAGATAGAAAATGGCAGGGGAAATCATAGCGGCAGTCGCACCCGCACTCATAAAAGGCGCGCTCGGCACTTTTCAAAACAAACCCGCCACGCCGGAGCCCGTCGCGCCAACGCCTGCGCCTGCAATCCCTGTAGCGGATCAGAACGCGGCGGAGCAAAAGCGCAAGCAGGCACTCATCGCGCAACAAAGAGGTGGACGGGCAAGCACAATTCTGTCCACCAATCACGATGTAAAAGACTCGGTTCTGGGAGGTTAAAAAATGTCAAGTCGACATAGCTCACGGAGCACCTTGTATCCTAAAACTCTTCGCAATCGCAATCTGGACCCCAACGCCCCCGCCAGAGTTCCTAGTAGCGCTGAAGTTGCTGCGCAAGGTAAACTGACCGCGGACTACGCCAGTAAAAAAGCAAGGTACAGTCTGCTGGGCGTCGAGCTCCCTAACGAACCTGCGGGGCTCAACGCCCCCGTGGGAGGCTACGGGCCCTACATTGGCGACGCCCGTGGAAGAGCTCGAACGCGCGCTATTCAAAAGCAGCGCAGCGCGCAGCCCAAAGTTGGCACTGAAAAGGTAGCGCGCGACTCCGGCGTGGGCAATGCAACCTTGGATGAAGACGTAGCGTTCCGCAAGAAATTGCTACGCAAAGCCCTGAAGCGGGGTCTCCCCAGTGTGCAAACGGACAAGACGGCACTCGCGTAAAAACACATGGCCTATATCGACGAGCTAATCGAGCAGGGGGATCACCTCTTTGACAAGCGGAGCGGGCTGCTTTCGCTGTGGCAAACGATCGCGGACAACTTTTACCCCGAGCGCGCGGACTTCACCACTGTGCGCAACATCGGCGAGGAGTTCGCTTCCAACTTGATGACTTCCTACCCGATCATCGCCCGACGAGACTTGGGGAATGCAATCGGCTCGATGCTGCGCCCTACCAGCAAAGCGTGGTTCCATGTGCGCACGCACAACTACGATCAGCTGGGCACCGAAGCGAAGGGCTGGCTGCAAAGTGCCGAAGAGCGCATGCGCCATGCGATGCACGACAGGCGCAGCCAATTTGCAAGGGCGACCAAGGAAGGTGACCACGACTTTGCGACCTTTGGCCAATGCGCTATTCAAGCGTCCATGAACAAAGAAGGCAACGGTTTGCTATATCGCTGCTGGCACCTGCGCGACGTGGCATGGGCGGAAGACGCCGAAGGCATGGTGGGCACGGTACACCGCCGCTGGAAACCTTCAGCCCGCGAGCTTGTGACCCTCTTTGGGGACAAGGTTCACGACAAGGTGAAGACAGTGCTGGCGAAGGAGCCCTTCAAAGAGTACAACGTGCGCCACTGCATTATCCCTTTGGATAGTTACAGGGGCCTCAAAACTTTCCGCACGCCATTCGTTTCCCTGTACTTCGACGTGGATAACAAGCACCTCATGGAAGAGGTCGGTTTGATGTCCCAAGAATACACAATCCCCCGCTGGCAGACTGTGTCGGGCTCCCAGTATGCCTACTCCCCCGCGACCGTTGCCGCGTTGCCTGACTCCCGCCTGATTCAGGCGATGACCCGCGTGCTCCTGAACGCGGGCGAAAAAGCGGTGAACCCCCCGATGCTCGCGGTGCAGGAAGCAATACGCTCCGACATCAGCATCTATGCGGGGGGCATCACATGGGTGGACGCGGAATACGATGAACGCTTGGGAGAGGTGCTGCGCCCCCTGACGCAAGACACGCACGCTATCCCCTTGGGGATTGACATGGCGGATCGCCTGCGGGGAATGATTTCCGAGGCATTTTTCCTGAACAAAATTGCGCTCCCACAGCCCGCCGGAGAGATGACCGCGTATGAAGTGGGCCAGCGCGTGCAGGAATATATCCGACAAGCGCTACCCCTGTTCGAGCCGATGGAGATTGATTACAATGGCCCCCTTTGCGACAAGACGTTCGAGATTATGCTGCGCGCGGGAGCCCTTGGGTCCCCACTGGACTTGCCCAAAGAGTTACAGGGCGCGGAGTTAATTTTTCAGTTCGAGAGTCCGCTGCACGACGCCATCGAGCGCGAAAAAGGGCAACGGTTCCTCGAAGCGAAGTCCATGCTCGCGGATGCCGTCGCGCTCGATCCGAACACGGTGGACATTATTGACGCGAGCGCTGCGCTGCGCGATGTGCTGGAAGGCATAGGCGTCCCTGCGAAGTGGACCCGCTCTGAAGAAGTAGCAAAGGGACTTGCCGACAAGCGCGCGCAGCAGCAACAAAACGCGGAGCTCTTACAGCAGCTTCAGCAGAGCGCAGACATCGCTGGCACGCTGGGCACCGCTTCGGCGGGCAACCCCCAGCCTAGCGCAGGGTTTGGGGCAGCATGACCCGCAAGGCGATGCTCGCCCCCGCCGCGTTCGCGCCCCCCGCGTGGGAGCTTCCTGATGCCTCCGCGCTGCAAGCCCTTGTTAGGGGAGACGCCGACTCGGGGCAACAGCAGCGCGCGATGAACTGGATAATCAACAACGCCTGCGGCACCTATGACCTTGATTACCGGCCCGACTCCCGAGAGCACGCCTTTGTATCTGGCAAACGCTTCGTAGGGCTGGAGATAGTCAAGCTGCTGAAAGTAAACACCGGTGCCCTCGCGGGCGCTAAAAAGTAGTTCAACCAAAAGGAGCAAAGCCAAAATGACCACTGCCGCCACCCCTGATGCAGGCTCGGCAACACCCGTTACCGATGCACCTGACACCGCTGCACCCGCCGCTGCACCCGCCGCTGCACCCGCCGCTGCACCCGCCGCTGCGCCCGCTGATGCACCTGCTGATGCACCTGCTGATGCACCCGCCGCGCCGCGTGACTGGGCGAGCCTCCGCACGGACTACGCGAAGGGCGACGAAAAACTGCTGAAACGCTTGGAGCGTTATTCCTCGGAAGAAGCGGTGATCGACGCGCTCATTGCGGCGCAGAACAAGATTGCCACCGGAGGGCTGAAGGCACCTCTGCCGAAGGACCCCACACCGGAGCAAGTTGCCGATTGGCGCCGCGAGAATGGCATCCCCGAAAAACCCGAGGATTATGAGATCACGCTTCCTGAAGGCCGCACGCTCGGCGAGGCTGACGCCTCTTTCGTGGACGACTTCATCGCCTCCGCAGCACATGCGACGAACATGACCCCCGAGCAAGCATCCGCAGCGGTGGCGTGGTATCAAGACGCGCAGGAACGCGAGCTCGCTGCACGGCATCAGCTGGACGCGGAGATCACGCAGGAAGCCACAGCCACACTGCGCGCGGAGTGGGGCAGCGAGATGCAGTTGAACAAGAACATGATAAGCGGATTGCTTGACGCAGCCCCTGAAGGTGTCAAAGAAGGCATCATCGGTGGCCGCCTTGCGGATGGAACGCCCCTTGTCAGCGACGTGAAGGTGCTGCGCTGGCTGGCGAATATCGCGCGGGAGGTAAACCCTGTCGCCACGGTAGTCCCCGGCAGCAGCGGCAACGCGGCGCAGGCTATTGAGTCCGAGCTCGCGGGCATCCAAAAGCTGATGGGCGATCACAAGTCGGATTACTGGAAAGGCCCGCAGTCGGAAAAGATGCAGTCCCGCTACCGCGAGCTGATTTCCGTGCAGGAAAAGCTGCAACGTCGCTGAAAAAAAGTAGTTGACAAGTCTCTCGGCTTGTAATAGCTTTGTTTGAAATCGTAGCTGGGGTGGCTAAATTGGTTAGCCAGTAAGCCACCCCACCACGTACCCGATTAGTAAGGCCCCATTGGCCGCGTCACCGATCCGAAAGGGCACCCGGCGACAAAAGCAGGATGGATACCCCGAGCTGCGGAAGAACTTTTTCCTCTACAACTTTATGGAGTAAACATCATGGCCGATTCCGCCTTCCAAACGCAGTACCGCCAAGAATTCATTGCGGGCTTCGAGCAACGCCAATCCCTGTTGCGCAACACCGTGGTCACTGAAACCGAAATCAAGGGCAATTCCGCCGTGTTTTTGGTCGCTGACTCCGGTTCCGCCAACGCCGTAACCCGTGGCCTGAACGGCCTGATTCCGGGTCGCGCTGACAACCTGACGCAGAACACCTGCACCCTGACCGAATGGCACGACAAGCCGATCCGCACCAGCTTTAACATCTTTGCGTCGCAAGGTGATGGTCGTCGCATCATGCAAGAAACCTCGATGGCTGTGGTCAATCGCAAGATTGACAGCGACATCCTGACCCAACTGGCTACCGCCACGCAGGACACCGGCGCCGCCGCAGTTGGCTCGCTGGCTTTGGTCATGCACGCAGTTACCATCCTCGGCAACAACTCGGTGCCTCTGGACGGCAACATCTCCGGTGTAATCACCCCGGCCATGTATGCCTACCTGATGCAAACCAAGGAGTTCGCCTCTGTTGACTACGTCAACAACAAGCCTTTTGAAGGCCAGTTGACCATGTTCCGCTGGGCTGGTGTGAACTGGATCGTTCACCCGAACCTGACGGGCAAAGGCACCAACGCCGAGAAGTGCTACATTTACCATAAGAGCGCCATCGGCCACGCGGTCAACACCGGCGGGTTGAGCACCACTGTGGGCTATGACGAAGAAGACGACTACAGCTTCTGCCGTACTTCGGTGTTCATGGGTTCCAAGCTGCTGCAAAACAGCGGTGTGGTAGTCGTTAACCACGACGGCTCGGCATACGCCGCAGCCTAATAGGCTTCCCCTCCTTCGGGAGGGGACCTGACAACTTTTTGAATAAAGGAGAATCACCATGGCTTACTCTACTTCCGCACCCCCGGCGCTCATCGTACAGGCCATCGCTGGCCCGCGCATCTGGCTCCACTCTTCCGCTGACGCTACCGCAGCTGCCGACACGGCTGGATTCATCACTAATGGTGGTGAGCTGGGCATGAAGGTAAACGACATCGTTTACCACAAAGACTCGACCACCGATGCCGCCGCGCTGACCATGCACAAGGTTGTCACGGTCGGTGCTGCCGCACCGGGCGCCGTTAACCTGTCTGATGGCACCGTCGTGGGCAGTGCGACCAACACCGACTAAAGCGTAACGGTTGCAAAATAAGAGGCTTCAGGGTATCCTTGGAGCCTCTTTCTTTTTAACAACCCAAAGGAGCACACCTACATGTCGAAATTGATTCCTGATGGCATCCGCGCAGCGGATTACGTGCGCAACGTACACCGTGTTTCCCCCGCAGCAACAGACACCCTTGAGGATGTCATGCAGCCCGAATACTGGGTGCACGTCGCGCCCAAGCTGCGCGTCGGCGACAAGCTGGAGATATTCCCCGAAGGCGGCGCGTGGTACGCGGAAGCCTTGGTGGTCGCCTGCTCGAACATCCATGTGAAGTTGCACGTCCTGAACAAGGCACAGATCAACGAACCGACCGTCGCAGTGAAGGACGCGCCCAAGGCACCTTTCATTGTGGAATTCAAGGGGCCGCAGCGCAAGTGGTCTGTGATCCGCAGCAAAGACAAGACCTACGTGAAAGAAGGCTTTGATGACCGTGGCACCGCCGAGGCGTGGCTGCGGGACAATGCGAAAGACATGGGGTAAGCTATGGCCGACCAGCTCGCAATATACAACGAAGCACTTGTCGAGCACCTTGGGGAGCGCGAGCTGGCCTCCCTCGCGGAGAATCGTGAACCGCGAAGGGTGCTTGATGCACTGTGGGGTTCCACTACCGGCGCGGGGCATGTGAAGTTTTGCCTCGAACAGGGGAACTGGAAGTTTGCCCAGCGCGTTGCGCGACTTGACTATTCTACAAGCATCACCCCCACGTTTGGCTTCCGCAGGGCTTTTGAAAAGCCAGTGGATTTTATAAAAATTTCCATGCTCTGCACAGACGAGTGGCTGAACAGCCCCTTGCTACAATACACTGAAGAAACGGGTTTTTGGTACACGGACTACGACCAGATATTTATCAGCTACGTGTCGAATGATCCCGCTTACGGGGGCGACACCAGCCTGTGGCCCGAGAGTTTTGTGAGATATGTGGCCGCGTCCCTTGCGGCGCGCGCAAGCGTCAGGCTAAAGCAAAGCGGCACGGAC